TTTACAATAACTCATTATTTTGCTAATACTGACAATGCTTATAATGATTATCGAACAATCTGCACCATAATAAAGGATGAAATTAGAGAAGATCAGATAAAAGGCGGTATGATAGGGATTTATAATTCTAGCATTACACAGCGTTTGAATGGCTTAGTTGACAAGCAAGAGAATACGGTAAAAGTAGAACAACCTTTATTTGGTGATGAATGAGTTTTATTTACACCACCGCGATACGAAAACTAAGGAAGCTAGATAAAAGAATCAAAGGTATTCCTGGAGGTACTTCGGCGGGAAAAACATTTGGGATATTACCTATTCTTATTGATAAAGCTGCTAGGGTTAAAGGTTTAGAAATATCAGTAGTTTCTGAATCAATACCTCATCTTCGTAGGGGAGCTTTAAAAGACTTTGAAAAGATAATGCGTTCTACTAATAGGTGGATTCAAGACAACTTCAATAAGTCTTTATTAAAATACACATTTACAAACGGTTCTTACATTGAGTTTTTTAGTGCTGATCAGCCAGACAGATTGCGTGGTGCTAGAAGAAACGTTCTTTATATTAACGAGTGTAATAACGTAGACTTTGAAGCCTATCAGCAATTGGCTATTAGAACAGATCAAGATATATGGCTAGATTTTAATCCTACACATGAATTTTGGTATCACACCGAAATAATAGGTGATGAAGATTGGCAAGAAGTAGTTTTAACTTATAAAGACAATGAAGCTCTAAGCGATTCAATTATAAAAGAAATAGAAAAAGCTAAATATAAAGCAAAAACAAGTGAGTATTGGTCTAATTGGTGGAAAGTTTACGGACTAGGCCAAACTGGTTCTTTAGACGGGGTTGTGTTTAATAATTGGAAACAAATAGATAGTTTGCCAGAAGAAGCTAGATTAATTGGCTTAGGTGTCGATTTTGGATACACTAACGATCCAACCGCAATAATAGAAGTTTACAAATACAACGATACCAGAATACTTAACGAGGTTTGTTATATGACTGGATTAGTTAATAACGATATTGCAAAGAAACTACCTAGAAATATAACTATATACGCTGACAGTGCAGAGCCTAAAAGTATTGAAGAAATCCGTAGACACGGACTAGACATAAGACCCGTTAAAAAAGGAGCTGACAGTATTAAGTATGGAATACAAACAATGCAGGATCAGAAATACTTAGTTACATCTAATTCTACTAATTTAATAAAAGAGCTTCGTTATTACTCATGGGATAAAGATAAGAGCGGAAATAAATTAAATAAACCTATCGATAACTTTAACCACGCTATTGATGCTGTTAGATACCATGAAATGATGAACTTAGGTATAAGGAATAATGTTTTTTTCTTTTAATTAAGTATAAAATATTTTTATTATTTTTGAACTTACAATAAATATATTTTATATATGCCTACACTTGGTTTAAGAAATCCTTTTATTTGGCGAACAAACAACGATAGACAACTAACTGAACGTGAAATATTAGATTCTGTTAGAAATAAGTTTAACGAGGCTTTTTTTTGGGGTTCTCTAGGTACTGATGCTTATCATGACGATCAGAACTTAAAAAACTACATTGATTATGCTTATAACATAAATCCTGACGTTTATAGTGTTGTTAATCAGATATCAAACAAATTTACTTCAATCCCTTATGTTATTAAGGAAATAGAAGATGAAAAGAGCGAAAAACAATTAACTAAACTAAATAACGCTACAAAGTACAATTATTCAATAGGTCAAGAAGTAAAAGCGATTCAGTTAAGCAAAAAAGCGTATTCAGACGATTATATGGATATGCCTTTAGAACAACCTAATCCAAATCAAACATGGCAAGAATTTTGGATGTTGTCAGAAACTTTTTTATGTACAACAGGAAACTGTTATTGGTATGTTCAGAAACCATTAGAGGGAATGAATTCTGGAGTGCCTATTTCTATTTATGTATTACCATCTCATTTAATTGAGATAGAACTAAAAGGAAATAGCGTTTTGTATTCTAATGAAAACCCTATAAAATGTTATACTTTAATCGAGGGAAAAACATACGTTGAATTTGATGTTGACGAGGTTGTTCATATAAAGTACGCAAATCCTAATTATGACGAAAGCGGTTCACATTTGTACGGTCAAAGTCCATTAAGAGCAGCTTATAAAAATATTGTGGCTACTAACAAAGGTTTAGATTTAAGTGTTAACACTATGAAAAACGGTGGCGCTTTTGGTTTCTTACACGCTAAAGACACACAAACACCGTTAACACCAGATCAAGCAAATCAAATGAAAGAACGCTTAAAAGAGATGGATAAATCTAGCGAGGATTTAGGTCGTATCGCTGGTATTAGTGCTTCCATAGGATTTACAAGAATATCGCTTACAACTGATGAGTTAAAACCTTTTGAGTATTTCGATTATAATTTAAAGCAAGTATGTAATGTTTTAGGGTGGGATGACAAATTATTAAATAACGCTGACGCTTCTACTTACGATAATATGAAAGTAGCTGAAAAGAGAGTAGTAAGCGGTAAGCTAGTTCCTGATATAAAGTTGTTTAAACAACAATTTAATGAAAAGTTTTTACAATTATTCCCTAATTATGAGAATTCTACTATTGATTTTATGGTTAAGGAATTGCCAGAAATGCAGCAAGATTATAATACTATGAGTGAATATGTTGTAAGGTTAACAGATAGCGGACACTTAACAAGAAATCAAGGTTTAGCTATTATGGGAATGGAAATGAGCGAGGATTCTAATATGAATGAGTTCACGGTTAAAGACGATATAATGACTTTAGCGGATGCGATATTACCGCAAGACGGTTTAAGTTTAAGAGAATAAAAAAACCGCTACAATTAAAAACTGCAACGGTTTATTCAGAGAAAATAAAATTAATATAAATATATAGCAAATAATTAGATAAAAAAAATGGCTTTTAAATTCGAAATAATAAACAACGCTTTGCAAGTTTCAGATACTTCAAGTGGCGATGTTTTAATATACTTACCAGCTAGAGATGCGTGGTTTAGTGAAAATGATTTAGACAATGATATTGTTAGCGTTTACGGTATTAGTGGTCATTCTACTTTTAGAGATTTAAACCTATCTGAATGTGTTGACGATGGAGATACGCCTTTTACAGATTCCTCTTTTAGAACATGGTGTAGCGAGAATCTGGGTTTTAGCAACGGGGAGCAGACCTCGACAAGAAAGCAAGGTTTTATGGATTACAACGATGCTACTGGTAACGTTAGTATTGTTTCCAACACTTGGACTACTATTCCAAATGATGGGCTTGGTGCTTTTACAAATAAAACATACAAGCCAGAAGGAGTTACGGAGTTCATGGATTCATCAGTAGGCTCTATTACGGTTGATGAATTAGATTTAGGTGATACTATTATAATAAGAAACGATTTTACCATTAACCCAAACACAAACAACGCTCTATTAGAATTTAGGTATCAGCTAGGAACTGGGGGTGCTGCTTATACTCTTGAAACAACTTTAGGTAGGTTAGACGATGGTAGTGGTAAAGACTATAGATTTAGTTTAAAGCCAGATTTAATTTACATGGGAGATTTAAACACTAAAAACAATCCTATTAGTTTACAAGTAAAATTATCTACTGATGGCGTTTTAAATAACGCTGGAACTGTTATACAATTAATAAAAGGGCTAATATAAAATGAGTACAATAAAAATATACAAAGACGTTTCTGCAAACTCAATATTTATAGAGGATGCTAACGGAGCGCAATTTATAAATAGCTTACAGGCTACAATCGATTCAAATGATTTAGTTTCAATATCAGACTTAGCTAAACAGTTTGATATTGTTTCAAATGTTTTGCATACTGATTTCGTTGATGAAAACGAAAATCCTTACCCTGGAACGGCTAATGATGTTTGTGATGAGTTAAACGCTATATTTCAATCTAGTGGAACGCCAAGTGATAATGTACCAGTAATAACTTCATCTTTAGGAATATCTTTAACAGAGGGCGAAACTTTAAACTACGAACTAACAGCTGATTATGGAGTAGGTTATGAGTGGGATTTATCGAATGTTAGCGGTGTTACAACAGTAGAGGGAAATATTAGAAAAATTATCGGAGGTTCTTCATTATCGGTAGGCACTTACAACATACCAGTAAAAGCAATTAACTATAATGGTGAAGATAGTGAAATAATAGTTTTAACAGTATCTTCACCTCCTTTTGCTAATACTAAAAGTGTACAATT